TACCCCCTGTAGTATAAAACGATAAAAAATGGCATACGAGATTAACGAAGTCGTCATTATAGACGGCAATCGTAATGTAGTAAATGCTGGTATCATCACTGCTTCTAGCATCAGGCTAGATGATGGTGCTGGTGTACTAGTTGAAGGTTTTGTAGATGAAGACGATATGTCTTCTGACTCAGACCTACGAGTCCCAACACAACAATCTGTTAAGGCATATACCGACTCTGTCGGAGCAGCCAATGAAGTTCATATTGATAACCTAGCTACACTTACTGGTGTAGCAAAAGATAGTGAGACACTTGGTACCTTCTCTGGTACTACTCTTTCCGATGATTGTGATATTTCAGGAGCTTTACAGGAGCTAGAAACTGCTGTAGAAAGTGCTCTAGAGGGACTTGCTGTTAGTGTACAGACCACACAAACCGCAACAGATGCAGCTCACTACCTAACATTTGTCGATTCCGACAATGTTTCTGCTGCTCAAGAAACCGTATATACCGATGCTGGTATTCAGTACAACCCATCAACCAACATCCTAACTGTTGGTGAGATTGTTGTTTCTGGTGACCTCACCGTTAACGGCACCCAGACCACTATTCAGTCATCTACCTTTATTGTAGAAGATAAGAACATTGAGTTGGGTAAAGTAACCACTCCTACCGATGTAACCGCTGATGGCGGTGGTATCACTCTATTGGGTGCTACTAACAAGACACTTAACTGGGTTGATGCGACCGATGCTTGGACCTCTTCTGAGCACCTTGACTTAGCTTCTGCTAAGGAGTTTCGCATTGCTGGTGCTAATGTCCTTGACGCAACCACACTAGGTGGCGCAGTTGTTAACTCATCACTAACAAGCGTTGGTGACCTAACCGACCTAACTGTTACTGGTAACATCACTGCTAACGGTAACATCGTTGGTGACCAGTTTACTGATATCACTGGAGTCAGAACAGTCTCCTGTGATTTCATCACCCTTGCTAGTATTAACGTTAACTCAACTGCGACTGAGCTTAACTACCTAGATGGTTCTACTCCTGGTGCAGCAACCAACTCTAATGCAGTTGTACTTGATGCTAACCAAGACTTCGCTGGTCTTAACAACCTAGGAGTTGACGGAGAAATTGCCGGTAATGGTTCCACCAACATCGTTGGAATGAACACCATCACCGCTTCTGGTAAGATGTATGCTCTATCATACACTTCCACTTCTGATGCGTCTCTAAAGACTAACGTCGTAGAGATCGCTGATGCAACTGATAAGGTTAAAGCCATCCGTGGTGTAACCTTTGACTGGACTGATGGTTCTGGTCCTAGTGCCGGTATCATTGCTCAAGAAGTAGAAGCTATTCTACCTAGCATCGTCTCTGGTTCTAGCGTAAAGCAAGTTGAATACAACGGTCTTGTCGGTCTTCTAGTTGAAGCCGTCAAGGAGCTTTCCGCTCGCATTGACGTCCTAGAGGGTAACTAAACACCCATCACACTAGACCTCCCAGCAATGGGGGGTCTTTTTTTATGCTTTTTTATATGTTATGGGCTCAACACCTTGTAACATAGACTTTACATAAAATGAGTAAGAGACTAGGTTCTGGTATATATAAAAACAGCTAAACAGCTTTGTAATGCGTTTCTTGATTACATTATTCGCTTTATTATTTCTAGCACTCCCCGCGAGTGCGCTTGATGTTAAAATGGGTGCGAATGGCTCCCTATTATTTGAACCGAGTGAACTTAATATTAAATCGGGTGATACAATCCACTTCGTAAATGAGGCTTTACCGCCACATAACGTTATTGTTGAAGATCATTCTGAAGTTAGCCACAATGATCTAGCATTTGCTCCAGGGGAGAGCTTTGATATAACCTTTGACGAACCAGGAGACTATAACTTTTGGTGCGATCCCCATAAGGGCGCGGGTATGACGGGAACGATTCACGTTTCCTAATAAACAATTTTACATAATATTAAGAAGAGCTTCCAACAAGGGGGCTTTTTTTATGCTATATTTTATCAGTATGGAATTTTTATATGACTCCTGAACTTGGTTTCTTGGTTTGCCTGCTAGGCTTTATGGGAATAATTGTATTTCTTTTCATTGCCTCACTACTCACCCCTTGACAATGTGCTATGCTTAGTTCAGCGAAAGCATCCGTATGAACATCTTCTGCACAGAGCAAGACCCAACAGGCAGCGCATTAGTACTACCAGACAAGCACGTCGTCAAGATGCCCCTTGAGTGCTGTCAAATGGTTTCTGTCATCTATTCACATTGGTACAGAGACTGTGGTCAAGTATTCAAGGCTGACGGCACACCGTATAAGACCACTGGTGGCTTCCGTAACCATCCTTGTACTGTGTGGGCATCTCAGTCAGACGAGAACCTAGCGTGGCTCATCGCACACGGTCACGCACTGTGTGCCGAGTATACCCATCGCTACGGTAAGCATCACGCCTGTGAGCAGTCCCTCATTGGTGCAGAAGAAGTTTATATTCGGACTACCGGTAAGCCAATTTCGTGCTATACTGAAGCTTGCGGGTTCGCCCGTGCAATGCCCGATGAGTTCAAGCTAGACCATTCAATCTCTACCTTTGAGGCGTACAAGATGTACATCTCCTCAAAGCCCTGGGTCTCAGCCAACTATCTCCGCAAACCTGAACGCAAGCCCTCCTGGGTTTGACTACTTTATTATCTTTTTATTATGAGCGAACGCACTGACTTCCTTTGGACAGAAAAGTATCGCCCCCAGACTATTGATGACTGCATTCTCCCCGACCATATCAAGGCGACCTTCAAGGAGTTTGTAGACAAGGGAGAGATCCCCAACCTACTACTCGCAGGTCCTCCTGGTGTTGGTAAAACTACCATCGCCAAGGCTCTTTGTAATGAGATCGGCGCTGACTACTACGTCATCAATGGCTCTGATGAGGGACGCTTTCTAGACACTGTACGTAACCAAGCAAAGAACTTTGCTTCTACAATGTCTTTGACTGCCGAAGCAAAGCACAAAGTTATTATTATTGACGAGGCAGACAACACAGGCAATGACGTCCAACTCCTTCTTCGAGCCAACATCGAAGCTTTCTATAAGAATTGCAGATTCATATTCACCTGCAACTATAAGAACAAGATCATTGAGCCGCTCCACTCCCGTTGCGCCGTTGTCGAGTTTTCCACGAAAGGAAAAGATAAAGCCGCACTCGCTGCTTCTTTCTTCAAGCGACTTAACAATATCTTGGACACCGAACGGGTGCAAGCTGATAAGAAAGTCCTCGCCGAGCTAGTACAGAAGCACTTCCCTGACTTCCGCCGTGTCCTCAATGAGGTCCAAAGGTATTCAACCAGTGGTAAGATTGACTCTGGTATTCTCGCGACTTTCTCCGAGGTTAAGGTTGATGACCTTATCTCATATCTCAAAGACAGCAACTTCTCTGAAGTCCGCAAGTGGGTTGTATCTAACCTAGATAATGATACCTCTACGATTACACGTAAGGTTTATGATGCCCTGTACTCCCACCTACAAGGTCCGTCCATTGCTGCTGCTGTTCTTATTATTGCGAAGTACCAGTATCAAGGTGCGTTCGTTGCAGACCAGGAGATCAACCTCCTAGCTATGCTTACTGAAATTATGATTGAGTGTGACTTTAAATGATGCAAACTGTAGTTCTATACACTGACGGCGGTCAGGAGTCCGAAAGGATCCGCCAGTTACTTCTCAGCCTAGGCGGAGAATACCTTGAGTATACATTGAATGAAGACTTCACTGAGCGCCAGTTTCGCGCTGAGTTTGGTCCCACAGCTGAATATCCCCAAGTCTCTATCGGCACCCAATATATTGGTGGCTTGAAAGACACCCTACACTATCTACAAGACGAAGGTCTCCTTTAATTATGAACGTAAAACTCATCCGTATGCAGTCTGGTGAAGATGTTATCACAGACCTTCTTAGTGAAACTTCAGAAGAACTCATCATCTCCAACCCCATTGTGTTGGTTCCCGGACGTGACCAAACCGTTGGTTTCGCCCCCTGGTCACCAGTTATTCATCCCGACGTCCAAGAGCTACGTATTAGGGCAAGTTATGTTGTCTATGTTACTGATCCTAACGACGATGTAGTCAACAACTATAATCAGATCTTCTCCCCACTATCCCTACCAACACAGAGCAAAGGACTTATTCTATGAAAACTGACCTGAAAGAATGGCTTAACAGTATCAACCTATCTAAGCAAAACTTAATAGATGAAGATCCTGATGTTGAGAAGGATTATGTCCCCTTCATTATCAACAAATGCCTCTCTGGTCAGATGGATGCGTTGATGCAATCCAATGAAATGAATAAGTATCCTCAACTTGACAAAAAGTTACAGTATGACTTTTTTATAAATAGTTTGAGGAAGAGGAAAAGATTCTCTCCGTGGTTGAGGAAAGATAAGGTCAAACACATCGAAGCGGTACGTCAGTACTACGGTTTCTCCACCGAAAAGGCAGAACAAGCTTTGAATATCTTATCTAATGAGCAACTTGATTACATTTATGTGAAACTTAACACGGGAGGACACAACCCATCATGCATACAGACGAACAGGGGCTAGTCCACTGGGAACCGTCCCAGATGGTAGAAATCTTTCTATCTGAGCCAGACGACTTTTTAAAAGTAAGAGAAACTCTTACACGTATTGGAGTAGCTTCTCGTAAAGAGAAGAAGATCTATCAGTCTTGCCATATCTTGCATAAGCAGGGAAGGTACTATATTGTTCACTTTAAGGAGCTATTTGCTCTAGATGGTAAGCACACCAACATCACACTAAACGACGTACAACGCCGCAATCGCATTGCTAAGCTATTGTCCGACTGGAATCTAGTCGAACTATCTAACGCAGAAGCGATTCTGGACATTGCTCCACTAAACCAAATCAAGGTATTATCATACCGCGAAAAGGGTGAATGGATCCTTGAGCCTAAGTACAATATCGGTGGTCGCAGAACTGCTTAAGTTCTGTAACGAAACTAACGAAATTCTATACTTTACTTATAAATACTAGCGAGTCTCGACTCACGTGTTAAGGGTAAACAAGTAGGATATCACTAAGAAAAAGGGGTGCTAACCGCATCCCTTTTTTGATGCCTTGGATTATAAATAGTGGTGGTTGCCTTCGGGGACCACATACT